TCCGATGAAGGATGTGTTTGCTCTGTTTGTGTTCATTATTTCTGCAACTAGTTCAGTTAATAAAGTTGGGGTTGTATCACGCAAAGCATCTAATACTTTTTGTGGATTCACACCATCATTCTGTGCCTGTTTTAAAATACTAAAAGTGATTGAATCAGACGCCGCATCTGTGAAGCCATTGCCTTTGAAAAATCCTTTAACTGCATCATGATCACCAACAGCAAATTCATATGGTTTAGTGTAGAAGCCATCAAAGTATTGAATTGTTGCATCAGTTCCATTGACTTCTTTTTTACTTGGCAAGTTAGTTAAAACATTCCTGGCATTGTTTGCAGTTCTTACTACTCTGTTTGGTGCTGGATTACTTGCACTTTGTGGTGCCGCACTTGGAGTAGTAGCAGACTGTGTCGCTGGATTGCTTGTTGTTGAACTTGGTCTGTCACTATAGACTGCCATTAATATCCACTACCTCCTCCCCCTCCACTACTGTATGTTTGTGTAGCAGTTGTTGTTGTTGGTGTTGTTGTTGCTGTTGCACCAACTGTTGTTGTTGTAGTTGTTGTACTTAATTGTTTTAAAGTTTCTTTATCTATAGTTTGGAAAGTTTTGACAGAATCTTTATCCAATCTAAGTTTCACTACTCCACTGTTTACTAAATTAGGAACCAGAGCCAAAGCCTGTGTTGTATAAACAGATTTTTCATCAGTGGTTAATTTGTTCCATGCAGTTTTATTTTCGTCCAAAGTTTTAGACGTTTCAGCAAGATAGACTGTGTCTCTGGCAAGCCTATCAAGTGCTTCTGTATTTGATGTGTAATATCTTGATGCTTCATCTGGCGTAAGCACAATAAAGCCATCGTTATCCACTGCATATAGATTAGGGCGTGGTTGGAATGTTTGACCACTGACTACTGCGTCTCTCGGTATTGCATCAACTTTCTTCTTTCTTGTGCCTCTTGGAAAATTCATACCTGGAGCAGACCCCGAACCAAACATTGTAAATGCAGTATCTCGCAATATGTCTTTGCCTATACCAATTAGTTCTTCTTTGTATCCTTTTTTATAGTTGTCACGTCTTTTATATAAATTAATTGCACCCA